TGAATTTATATTTTGATGCAATGTCATAAACTTGCGGCTTGGAAATACGCCATACACCAGATGATGCCTTCTTCGCAACATCAACCATCTTATTACTCACATCCATTTTTTTAACAAATGATCCGATCGTTTGAGATAATTTTGGTCCTTTTACGCCACTCTCTTGTGATTTTGGAGTCTGCTTAAGGCTCTTTCTTCCTATACCACGAGCCATTTTATATTTGTGTGAACCAAGTGGATCTTTTGGTTTATCAAGTTTCATTTTTCCGAAACGCTTTAAATTTTCATTTACAATCTGTTGTTCGAAAGTTTTCATTTATGCCTTTAGAAAATCTGCACCCATTTTGCTTTGTTTAATTGTAGCGTTAATATCATAATCTTTGTCAACATCAAGTAGTTGATCTATCTTTTTTATAATTTTGTTAAAGTAGTATTTCTCGAGAAGCTTAAACATAACATTTTCCGATAAATGCTCTTTTTCACTGTAGTATAGAATTTCTTCAATCGTTGTTGTTTGATCCGTTCCTAATCTACGTAGTATATCAGTATCATTATAAATATATGTTGTTAGATAGTGAATACTATCTTCAAGTCGGTCCACTTTACCCTGCAATTCGTGACGTATTTGTTTTAGGTTATCGAATCCTATATCTTTTAGTTCTTCAAAATTAATTAGATTGCGGTGTATTTTACCAGTTGTAATATCAATGCTACTAATTGTCTCAGTAAACCGGGACATAAATGAGGTGATACAAGGATTTAATATCTCAGGTAATTTTGTCCACCGCTCGTTTGCTATATCATATACTGCATCTAGCTCATCGTAGTCTACATCATCTGGTATAATATAATAGTTAATCGGATGCTGTGTTCCAATAGCTAGGCGGCCATTCAGTCTTCTAAGATTAAACAGTATTTCTGCAACAGAAATGCTATCCATAACTTCTGGATCAGTTTCGACATTAACATCGATGCTAGTTCTAGGTGTCCAAATAGGCGTCAGCATATCACCTGTAATGTAGAAATTTACAATTGGTACTACTCCACTCAGTGCTTGAATGTCTTGTAGTATTTGTGCTTTTATACCATCTCTAAGAATAGGAGTTGAACCATCTGCATAGAACTGGAATACTTGTGGATCTAAAGTATCACGAGGAATATCAACCACCTCTTCTGTTATTAAAACTACTCGGTTTATTGTATCTTCAAAATTCATTAAATTCTCCATTGATACTAATATTTAAGGCTTTTCGATTAAATTCACGTATATCAATCTAGTCAATAAAAAAGCGGAAGCAAATTAATACTTCCGCTTTTTTGAACTATAAAAGATAAATTAATCAAAAACGCTGCGACCGGCTTTACCCATTTCAGATTTCACAACCTGATTGCCTTTTGATTGCATCTGTGATGCTCTGTCTGGGAAAGAACCGAGTTTTCCGGTTGATCCTTTACCCGGACCACCTGGGCTAGCTTTACCAGCTGCAGTCTGCTTTGATGTTACTGCGCTATGCTTAACCTTCTGGCTTGATTTTGATTGCATCTGGGATGTTCTATCTGGGAATGCAGATAGCTTACCATCTGAACCCTTACCTGGTCCACCGGCTTTACCTCCACCACCTTTACCATATGTTACTGCCTCAGGAACAACTGGCTCTTCGTCTCCGAAATCTCCATCCATTCCCTCTTCACCAAAACCTTCTTCATCAGTCTCTGCAGACTCTTCATCGAACGCGCCGAGCTTTTCTGCAATTTCTGTTAGACGATCGATAATCATTCGTAGTTCTGTTGCTACATCGACTTCTTCTCCTAGATCATCTTCACCTTCACCATCTGGTGGAAAATCTCCCATTTCATCGTTAAATTCATCACCACCTGTTTGCTCAAGCGGGCTCTCATCATCACCGAGTTCCTCTTCAATTAACGTAGCCTTAAATAATTTGTCAAAACTGCTTTCTGGTAACATTTCGTCCATATCCCTTTCTTTCATAATTTTTCCGTGTCCTGGATTTAACTTCTTATCCATTTCTTCCGGAGAACCAACGGATTTTGCAGCAGGGCTATTAACACCTCGACCAGCTGCTTCCCTAGTATCTTTATCTAACATACTCTGGCCCGGCTTTGCCATTCCAGGTGTGTCAACAGTACCTTTCATCTGATTCTCTAAAACTAATTCATATTGTTCTGCTAGCATATCTCTCATTTTTAAATCTCCTTAGACATAGTCTGGTGTGTCTTTTAATTATTTATTACAATCTTCTCCAATTTTTTCATAAATATTTATGTTATATTGAGAAAGGTCCATGGTAAAATGAAAATAGATCCTAAAAAAATGGTCGATGATGTAGAATTGTCTGATAATCAAACATATCTACGTAACAAGAGATTACCACGAACAGATGCTGAGTTCGAATGGACACCTCAGCGAGTCGCGGAATTAAAAAAGTGTAGTAATAATCTTGTATACTTCGCTCAGAACTATTTTTTCATTGTTGATTTGGATGAAGGTAAAAGAAAGATTGATTTATACCGTTCTCAGAGAAGAGTTTTAAAGTCATTAACAACCAATCGTTTTGTAATCGTCTGTGCATCTCGTCAGGTGGGCAAAACTACATTGATGACAATTTATGCATTATGGTACACTTGCTTCCAATCAAATAAACGTGTTGTTATTGTAGCTAATAAAGAGAAAACTGCTATTATGATTCTTCGTCGTATCAAAATGGCTTTCGAAGAATTGCCGAACTGGCTTAAGCCAGGACTGGCTACATGGGGCGGAACGGAAGTTATTTTTGGTAATGGTTCAAGTATAGCTATTTCAACTACAACAGGTAGTGCAGTTCGTGGTGATTCTGTAAACTGTATTATTATTGATGAAATGGCCCATATTGAATCTCATCTTATTGATGATTTCTGGGCTTCTGTTATTCCGGTTATTTCGTCATCCCGAAAAGGTACAACAAAGATTTTTGCAGTTAGTACTCCAAAAGGTACAGGTAATAAGTTTCATGAAATCTTTTCAAAAGCAGAACGAGGTGAAGCTATAGAAGGTCGAATTGCTTGGCATTCAGAGAGTATTCATTACAGTGAGGTTCCAGGTCACGGTAAAAAGTGGATTGCTGACATGAAAGCAGCTCTCGGCAATGATGAGCAATTATTTTCACAAGAATTTGAATGTGTGTTCCTTGAAACTGGCGAGTCCGCTATTGACACATCGGTATTAGAGGATTATAAAGAGCAATGTAGACTACCTTTGCAAACCTTCGAAGATGGACATTATAAGGTCTGGGCAGAGCCACAGGCTGGCCGTATATACGGTATAGGTGTTGATGTTAGTGAAGGTATCGGTCGAGCAGCATCTGTTGCACAGGTATTTGATTTTACAGATCTAACGCATATTGAGCAAGTTGGGTGCTATCATAATAACGCGATTCATCCGACACGATTCGCAGAGGTATTAAATCGTGTTGGAAATCATTGGGGGAGACCACCAATGTTGATTGAGAGAAATAATTGTGGCGGTGAGGTTATAACTTCATTAAATGAAAAGCATAACTATCATAATTTAGTTAGTCATAATCCATCTAATCTCAAATACGGTGATATACGTCAAGGAATTTATTCACATACTAATACCAAATATAATGGTGTGATGAATATGCGATACTGGATGAATACATTAAGAGTTGTCAAAATATATGATATCGCAACTGTTCAAGAGCTACAGACGTTTGTACGGTATCCAAACGGAACATGGAAGGCAAAGCAGGGCAAGCAGATTTATGATGATAGAGTACTTTCGTTAGTTTGGGGATTATATGTTTTACAAGAGGAGATTTGTCAGCAGCACTATGAAATAGTTGCATATGATGATCAAGGTAAGCCGCTCAAAATTCAAAATTATACTATTACTGAACCTGGAATATTTAAATTGGATGATTTCTTTCAGAAGAATGAAAACGCACCGTTACCAACTATTATTGGATCATCACCGACATCAGGACAATTTTCTTCAGGTGGTCAAGGAATGAATGAATTACACCAAGCAGGGTGGAGTAGTTTGTGATTAATTATTGGCAGGAGGTTTTTTAATGGCTAGCATAACACAACCACATTTAAACAAGCTTAGGAAAGATAAATTTGTTGTTACATTATCACTACCAAATATAATGAAGCAATTACAATCTCGATCTACAAGAGAAGACAAATTTATAAACCTGGATAGTTTACAGTTTTCAGTATATAACATTAATATACCAAGTGTAACTGTTCCTGAGCATCAATTACATTATGGCCAGCAAAATTATAATGTAACATCATACGATAGACCAGCATATGCTCCAGTTGTAATTAATTTCGAGGTTGACAATGAATTTAAAAACTATTGGGTCTTATGGAAGTGGCTTCAACTATTAAATGATCCGACTAATGCGGCGTATGGTGGAAAGGGAATTTTTCCGGGTGGAATGCCGGTGCTTGAGCCTAAGATCGTACCAAACTACCAAACTACAATTGTAGCAAACGCGATGGATGAGTATAATAATGAAAAAGCGCGGTTTGTATTTACTAATTCATTTATTACCACGTTAGGTGAATTAGATTATAACTACAGGGATTCAGGACAATTACAATGTAGTTTTACATTTGTATTCAATCGATTAGATATTGAACTACTAGACGATGGAACAGACACACAGAAATTTGCTTAAACTGTACTCTTAGCAGTGTTTATAGTGTCGACTGCTTCGAAAATAATATCCAAAGAATAATAAATAATTAAAACGAATAGAAGTTTTACTATTTTAAGAGGAGAATGATATGCGAACAATTGAAAGCCCAGGCGTAAATAAGAGAAATTGATTTAAGTTTAAATACCGAGCTCCCAGTTGGTACAACTGTTTTCTGTGCTGGTTATGCACCACAAGGTCCTACAGATGAACTTGTTAACGTAACTA